CTTCCTGCTCGCCGGCGAGAACCGCTACGACGACCGGCCCGACAAGAACGAGTTTTCGCACCCCGTCGACGCGCTGCAATACGCGCTGCTCGGCGGCGGCGAGTTTTTCGAGGTGCGCAAGCGCACGCAGCAACACCGCCAGCACGCGCGCCCGATCGTCGCGCGCCACGAGTTCGACCCGTTCGACCACCGGAGGGCCCGCGCATGATCGGCCTGCTTGTTACGCTGTTGATCGTCGTCATCGTCATCGGCGCCATCTGGTATCTGCTCGAGCTGCTGCCGCTCGATCCGACATTCAAGCAGGTGGCGAAAGTCATCCTGCTGGTGATCATCGTGCTGATTCTGATTTCGGCATTGCTCGGCTATCTGCCCGGCCCGGGCCTGCCGAAATCGTGGTGTTGAGATCCATGCCAAAATTCTTCTGCATCTATCACGGCAATTGCGCCGATGGATTCGCTTCGGCATGGATCGTGCGCCATGTGCTTAGCGAAGAAAATGTCGACTTCCATGCGGGCGTCTACCAAGACCCGCCGCCAAAAGTGAGCGGGCGGAATGTCATCATGGTGGACTTCAGCTACAAGCGCCCCGTGCTCGAGCAGATGGCGCAATCAGCAAACGCCATTTTGATCTTGGATCATCACAAGACCGCTGAGGAAGATCTTCACGACTTGCCACCGCCGCTGCCTTTCCGGGAATGGAGAAAAAATCCGGCCGGCTGTTCGGCGCTTTTCGATCTGACCAAATCCGGCGCGGGCCTGACCTGGGATTACATGTGCGTTGGATACCGCCGCCCTGATCTGATCAACCACATCGAGGATCGTGACCTGTGGCGCTTTGCGTTGGAAGGAACGCGGGAGATTCAGGCGAATGTCTTTTCGTGGCCCTATGATTTTGAGGTTTGGGATCGGCTGATGCGGACGCCAGTCAAGAATCTACGGGCCGAAGGCGAGGCCATCGAGCGGAAACATTTCAAGGATATCGATGAGCTGATTCGGGTCGTGACGCGCCGCATGAAGATCGGCGGTTACATCGTTCCGGTTGCCAACCTGCCTTACACGCTGACGAGCGACGCTGGCCATAAGCTCGCCAGCAACGAGCCCTTCGCCGCCTGCTATTGGGATACGCCCGAAGGCCGGGTGTTCTCGCTGCGCTCGCGCCCTGATGGCGTCGATGTATCGGAAATCGCCAAGCAGTACGGCGGCGGCGGGCACAAGAACGCGGCCGGCTTCCGCGTTTCATTCGATCAATTGGAGCAGTTTTTGCCATGAGCGGAGATCCACGCATGAGCAAGACCGACCAGGCCGAGCTCGACGCCGCATGGCCGAAGGCCGCCATGCCGGAAATCACCGTGCCGCTGAAAACCGTCATGATGCAGTGGCTCGAGGAAACCGCCCGGCTCAACAACCGCACCCCGGTCGAGGAAGTGCAGCGGCTGATCGCCGAAGCCTGGCGCCTCGACCCGCACCGGCTCGCCAAGGGCGCCAGCGAGCCCTACCGGAAATCGCCGCCATGAGCGAGGCCGACCGGCTGCGCGCCATCGCCGCGCTGTGCCACGAGGCGCAACGCGTGTGGTGCACGCTCAATGACTGGCTGCCGGTCATGCCGGCCTGGGAGGAAGCGCCGGCGGAACTGCAGCGCGAGGCGCTCGACACCGTGATCAAGCTGATCAAGCACCCAGGCATGAGCGCCGCCGATTTCCACAACGATTCGGTCGAGCTCGCCCGCCGCCGTGGCTGGACCTATGGGCCGGTGCATGATCCCGGCCTGAAGCAGACACCGCACCTGCTGCCCTGGCACAAGCTGGGTTATGCGCAGCAATCGCTCGACGGGCTGGTCGTGGCCATCGTGCGGGCCACCGAAACCGGCATCGCGCCGCCGGTCGAGGGCGTGGCGCAATGAGCGACCGGCGCATGCCATCGGGCCTGATGTTCCGCGAGGCCGCGCGCCACGCCCAGGCCTGGTGGGATTTGCGCGGGCGTTTCCTCATCCGCAATCCCGAGTTTCAAGACCCCGACTTGGGCGTGCCGTCGGGCATCCTGCGCGGCCTGCCGTTCATGCAGCTCACCCGCAAGGAGATCCTGCGCGTGGTCGAAGTCTGGGATCAGAACCACGGGCCGGCGCTGGTCGCCGGCCGGCCGGCGACGGAGTAGGCGCCGTGCGGGCCCGGCTCAGCTTCGATCGTCCGCGCATTGCCGCCTGGCTGTGCCGCTTTCCCGCGCTGCCGCGCTATCCGCGCGCCGATGAAATCGTCGTCGCGCTCGAGCTCGACGACCAGCGCCGGCCGGGCGCCCGCGGCTATGTCTGGTACAGCGCCATGCAGGAGCCGAAGGGTGCGCTGTGCCTGCATCTGGCGATCGACTGCCGCCTGCACGGGCTGTGGTCGCGCGAGGTGCTGCACGATATCGAGCGGCTGCCGTACCTGCTCGGCTATCGCTGGCTGTTCGCCGGCGGCATGACACCGCCGGCCGAGGCCATGGCGCAGGCCGCCGGCTGGCAGCAGGCGCCGGGCGGCATCTGGTACACCGAACTGCCGGGACTCTGGGGGAGTTATCATGGGCCAGATCATCAAAGCGATTCTGTCGCCGATCACCTCGCTGGTATCGGCGTTCACGGGCGGTGACAAGGACGAGGACCGCATGCCGGAACCGGCGGCGCCGCAGCGCGATGCCGCGCTCGACGCGCAGCTCGCGCAGACCCAGGCCGACGCGCTGGCCGCGCGCCAGGCTGCCGACGAGCAGGCCCGCGCCGAGCGCGAGAGCATCGCCAAGCAGCTCGCCGAGAGCGAGGCGCGTGAGGCCGAGCGCGAAACCAAGGAGAAGGCCGCTGCCGCCGAGGACACCCGCCAGCGCGCTCTGCGCGCCCGCGGCCGGGCGTCGCTGATCGCCCAGGGCAGCACCGAGGAAGGCGTCAAGACCACGTTCGGAGGCTAGCCCATGGCCGAGGACTATGCCGCGCCCGCCAGCACCGCCGGCAGCGCGGGCGACAGCAAGACCGAGCGCCTGATGAAACGCGCCGAGCGCGCGTTCGGCCGCAAGAGCAACTACTATTCGCTGCTGCGCGACACCTACGAATATACCCAGCCCGAGCGCTCGAGCTACGCCCAGGTCGGCGAGGGCCAGCAACGCAACCGGGTTTACGATTCGACCGCCATCATCGGCACCGCACGCCTGGCTAACCGGATCCAGCGCATTTTGTTTCCGCCCTATCAGCGCTGGGCCATGCTGCGTCCCGGCAAGGACGTGCCCGCGCAATGGCAGCGCCCGCTCGGGCTGGTGCTCGAGAAGATCACCGAGCGGCTGTTCGCCGAAATCCAGACCAGCAACTTCGACACCGCCATCAACGAAATGGCGCATGACCTGGCGGTCGGCACCGGCGTGCTGCTGATCGAGAACGGCCGGCTTGGCGGGCGTCACGACGCGCCGGCCTTGCGCTTCACCGCCGTGCCGTCGGCATGCGTGGCGTTCGAGAACGGGCCGTTCTCGACGGTCGAGGGCATCTTCTACCGGCGCAAGGAAGCGGCGCGCGATATCCGCCGGCTCTATCCCGACTTGCGCAGCCTGCCGCACGCCATCGCCCAGGCCGAGGCGAGGAACCCCGATCAGGAATTCGAGCTGATGCAGGCGACCTACTACGACGCCGACGCGGCCGAATGGAAATTCTGCGTCATCGCCTGGACGGAAAAAACCGTGCTGGTCGAGCGGCGCTATCGGACGAACCCGTGGATCGTCATTCGCTGGCAGCTCGCGCCCGGCGAAATCGAGGGCCGCGGCCCGTGCCTGCAGGCCATGCCCGATATCAGGACCTGCAACAAGGTGGTCGAGCTGGTGCTCAAAAATGCCAGCCTGTCGATCGCCGGGCCCTACACCGCGGTCGACGACGGCACGCTGAATCCCGACACGCTGGTCATCGAGCCCGGCGCCGTGATTCCGGTCGGCGCCAATGCCGGACCCAAGGGCCCGAGCCTCATGCCGCTCGAGCGCTCGGGCGATTTCTCCGTCGCCGAGCTGGTGCTCGAGGACATGCGCACGAACATCAAGAAGATGTTGTTCGACAGCCAGATGCCGCCGCCCGAGGGGCCCGTGCGCAGCGCGACCGAGATTGTCGAGCGCATGAAGGAGCTGCAGGGCGACATCGGCGCCGCGTTCGGCCGGCTCAATCAGGAGGGCGTCACGCCGATCATCCTGCGCTGCCTCGATATCCTCGACGAGATCGGCGAAATCGTGCTGCCGCTGAAGATCGACGGCCGCGAGATTGCCATCCAGCCGCTGTCGCCGCTGGCCCAGGTACAGGCCATGGACGACGTGCAATCCATCATCCAGTACGCGCAGCTCGTCGGCAGCACGCTCGGGCCCGAGGCGCTCAATGCCGGCTTGAACAGCCGGCGCGCCGCGGTCCGCATCGGCGACCTCATGGGACTGCCGATCGAGGTGCTGCAGACGCCCGAGGAAGTGGCCGCGCAGCAGCAGGCCCAGGCCGAGGCCGCGCAGCAGGAGGCGCTGCTGCAGTCGCCTGCCGTGGCGCAGATCGCCGGCAACGCCACCAAGCCGCAAGAGCCGGCGCCGAGCCCCATGACATGAGCGGCGAGCGCGACTGGAACGTGTTCGACAAGATGCCGCGCCCGCTGTCGCGCCCGCAGCTCGCCGAGCGCGATCGCCTCGACATGCTGTTCGCGCAGACCTTCACCACGCCGGCCGGCGCCGAGGTGCTGCGCCATCTCAGGGCGGTGACGATCGAGCAGCCCGCCTGGGTCCCCGGCCAGGATCCGAGCCAGGGCTTTGCCCGCGAAGGGCAGAATTCCATTGTGCGCGAGATTGAGCGGCGCATCGCGCGTGCAACACAGGGCCCGCCGCAGGAGACGAAGCGACCATGAGCAACCCGGCTTATTTCGATCAGCGGCACGCCGACGTGGTGAACGCGCTCACCGCGGCACAAAAGACCATCGCCGCCATGGAGGACTTCGCGCCGGCCGACCTGACCGCGCTCGGCGAGTCGATCGCCGAGTATCTCAACACGCCGCATTCGGCGCCCGAAGCGGCGCCCAGTGTCGAGGCCTGAAAACCGGAAAACAGTGAAGGAGCCGCCACCATGGCACCACGCGGCAAGCGACCGACTCGCGACGAACCGCAAGAGCCTGACGATCCGATTCCCCGGGCCCGTCGATCACCGCCGGCGACACCCGCCCCGCTGCCGCCCGATCGGGAGCTGCAGCAGCAGGAACGCGCCCGCCAGGTCGACGACAGCCGGAAGAAAACCGAGGCGATCGGCGATCAGCTCTGGAGCATGCATCAGATCGTTGCCGGCATGCCGCGCGACCAGATGAGCGACGACCTGTACCGGCTCGACGAGCAGATCGTGCGTTATCTCGACAAGCACGGGCCCGAGGCTCCGCCCGACCCGTCGAAAGTGAACGCGCCGGCTGCGGCTGAGCTAGACAAGGGCACGTAAGCCATGCCGGATCCCGCAACGAACGGTGCCGCCGCGCCTGGCGGCGGCACCGCGACGGGCTTGAGCGACGGCAAATCCTTGCTCGAGTCCGTTAAGCCCGATGGCACCGGCGCGCCGGCCGACGGCCACCCGGCAACCACCGCGACGCCGCCGCCCAAGGACGCCAGGCCGGCCCGTCCCGACTACCTGCCCGAGAACTTCTGGGACGGCGAGAAGAACGAGGCGCGCGTCGAGGATCTCGCCAAGGCCTTCACCGATCTGCGCGGCAAGATCGCCCGCGGCGACCACAAGGCGCCCGACAAGCCTGAGGGCTACAAGGTGCCGACGCCCGAGGGCTTTGCCATCGCCAAGGACGACAAGGTGCTGCCGGCCTT